TGGCTCTGTCTCCCCGATGGTCGGTTGCACATCGTTCGTGAGTACAAGTTCCAGGGTCAGACGGCAGAACAGGTAGGCAAGCAGATACATGACACCACGAAGCAACTCGGGCTCGAGAAGCTCGGCTACATCGCCTCCGACCCCGCTATGTGGCAAAAGACCGGGGCCGGCCGTGGCGAGTCGATCGCGGGGACGTTGATGCGCCTGAAGCGACCCGGGCGGAAGTGTGACAATGACCGATTTCTCGGGTGGAGGCGCGTACGTGAACGCTTGAGAACGCATCCAGACTGTGAGGGGCCCTGGCTGACTGTCGACCCTGGCTGCCGGTATCTGATTCGCACGTTGCCGGCGATGGTGCAGGACAAGAACGACCCTGATGACCTGGATTCGTCCAAGGATGATCACGCGGTGGATGCGTTGCGGTATGGGGCGATGAGCCGGCCGCGGCCGACGGTGTTCGTGGAGAAGAAAGAGTTGGTGCCCAATAGCCTGCCCTGGTTGCGTCAGCAGCATGAGCGGGCGCAGCGGGGGAGCGGGGTGTTAGCGTGAACCGTCGCAGGTTTCTCTCGCGCATGGGGTTGGTCGGCGCGGCAACGGTCGCGGTGGCTCCAGCGGTGCGAGCCGAGAAGCCGATGGTGATGAGTGCTCGACAACTGGTGTGCGTCTCCTGCCGGTGTCAGATTCATTTCCCTCCTGGATCTCCGACGACTGAGGCGCAAACATCGCCCACGGCTTGTCTCTGCGGTGTGTTCCATGCGGCGCACTTCTGGGGGCCAGTATGATCTGGGAACTCCGGTGTGGGCGCTATATCAGTGCGCGATCGATTGCGGAAGGCGAGGCCATCCCTCGCTGGCTCGGGATCGCGTGGGCGATGCCCTATTCGCACAGATGGTACTGCCTGCCCATTCCGTTGAATTGGATCGCCGGATGGTCCTGTTCCCTGTATATGTGGTTGCGTGGTGGGCCGCATGACGTGATACGAGACACGTACGACCATGCCTTTCGTAAGGGTGAAGCGATGGGCTATGCCCGCGGTCACGCCGCCGGGATGAGGCTTGCGGCCGAGGCGGTGAAGCGGTGATCTGGGAACCCGGCGCCCCTCGCGAACTGACTGACGAAGACCTCAAGGCCTGGGAAGGCCGGCTCGAGCGCGGGCGACGTCGGCGGAAGCATAATGAGCCGCGGTGGGACGCGGCGTTGGAGCGGTACCGGCGGTCCAAGGCGCAGAACTACGACGTGAATGCGCTGCTGGATTTCCGGCATACCGAGACGAAGAAGTCGCAGCTGTTCTACCAGACCCCGGAGATTCAACTCCACCCGATCGACCCGACGACGCCGGAAGTGCCGGTCACGGCCATCATGCCGCAGCGGCAGAAGGTGTTGAATCAGCTGTTAGGGCCGGATGGGGCGGATGCGAAGGGCGCGATCCACGAGACATTGTTTGACTGTATTGCCGCCTCGGGCTGGCTGATTGTCGAAGTCGGGTTTGATGCGCGGACGGCGGTGGACCCGGTGACGGGGACGAACGTCGCGATCTGGGGCAAACCGTTCTTCTCGCGGGTGTCGCCCAAGAAGTTGATTGTCCCGGATGACTTCCGCAGCACGAAGTTTGACCGGGCGCCGTGGTTGGCCGTGGACGGCACGATGCCGCTGTCGAAGGCCAAGCGGGTGTTTACGCTGCCACCGGAGTTTGATACCACGACCTCGCGGGATGAGAACGTGTTCCAGGCGGAGGGGGAGTCACCGGCAGACGGTGAGCGGGTGGTGGAGTACACAACCATCTGGTACCGGGCGGAAGACTTTGACGAGACGATCATCAACCCGGAGCTGTACCGGCTGCTGGTGTTGGTGAAGGGCCATGACGTGCCGGCGAAGCACGTCGATAGTCCGTTCCAGGCCATCGACCCCAATACGGGTAGGCTCCTACCCATATCGATGCAGGGCAACCCGATCCATGTGGGGACACTGCGCGATATGTCCGATTCGGCCTATATCGACGCGGATCGCGTGGTGGGGGAACAGCTCGTCAATGAGGTGAACAAGTTCCGCACGAGTCAGATGCGGAACCGTATTGGCCGGCAGACGTTCAACCTGATCGACCCGGAAGGCTTCCCACCGGAGGAACTGGAGAAGATCAAGGCCGGCGAAAAGACCGTGATGGTGAACACGGGTCGCCTGGCGAATGGGAACCCACCGCCGATTGTGTCGGTGACGCCTGGGCAGGAGCCACGGGACAACTACACGGCCCAGGACTACGCGGAGCGGGACTGGCAGGGGGCCTTGGGCACGGCCGACAACCAGTCGGGCCAGTTGTCCAAGAACAAGCGCACCACGGCGACGGAAGCCAGGATTACGCAGGGCAATTCCAACTCACGAGCGGATACGGAGAAGGATCGGCTGCGCGAGTACTACATCAAGGCCGCGCAGAAGTTTGACTGTGTCGTGGGCTGGACGATTACCGCGGATGACCTAGTGCAGATTCTCGGGCAGCATGGCGCACAGATCTATGAGGCGTTCAGGGCCATTGGGGGGCGCTACCTCTACAAGATGCTGCCGGATTCGGGTGTGCATGTGGACGCGGCGCAGTTCCGGGCGCAGAAGTTGGATGAGTACAACCTGCTGAGGAAAGACCCCCAGGTGAACGCGGCTGAACTCTTGGCTGGGTTGGCGCGGTCGCTCGGCCATGACCCGGCGAAGTTGGTTCTGCCGCAGGCACCGGAAGCGGGACCAGACCCGATGAAGTTCTCGTTTGCGATGAAGGGCGAGGATTTCGTTGGGGCGCAGTCGCAGGCGTGCGTGGAGATCCTGGCGCAGAACGGCATCGTGATTTCCAAGGGCGCGATCGATGCCCTGATTGCGGGCCAGGCGCAACAGGTGGCGCTGGAACAGGCAGAGGCCGAAGCCAAGATCATTGGGGGCGGCAAGCAGGGGCATGGTGGGTCCGCGAATGTGACCGAGAAGATTAACCAGCACAGCTCTGAGAAGACGGGCGGCGTGCAGGGGGTTGGGATTCAGTGACCTGTAGCAAGTGCGCTGCGCCGTTGTCCGTTGGTGACTGGCCGTTCTGCCCGCATGGCTCGGCTCGGGTCAACATCCAGCGTGACGATGTCCCGGGAGGCTTCGTGATAGAGAACGCCTGGAGAGAACCCAGGAAGTTCTACAGCCAGTCCGAGTATGAGAAGGCCCTGGCCGCGGATGGCATGGAGCTGCGGCCCCATTATGTGCCTGGGTCGAAGCACTTGAGTAACTGGGCGACGATGGACCCGCAGACCTTGGAGAATGGCCGGATTCTGGTGTCCCGGCAATCTGCGGCGAAGAATGACCCCACGGTGACATGCGAGACGTTGACGTGGACGACACGCACGGTGACGGATGGGCCGTGGACGACAATGGGTGATGACATGGTGGTGGATCTGTGAATAGACGCTCATTTCTGACGCGTACGGCAGGGGCGGTGGCGGCTGCGGCTACGGCCCCGATGTGGCTTCAACATGCACCGACACAGGCTGAAGCGAAACAGGATGTCCCCATTGGGACCAGAGTAGCGCGTGGCATAGATGGCTATGAGTACATGTACGTGCAGGCCGCAGAGGACTTGCGCGTTGGAGAGTTTGTCGCCATCGACGAGCAATACCGCGCAACTCGAGTCAAGGGGGCATCGGTAGGGTGCGTCGGGGCTGTCACGTCTGACATCACGCCATTCCAATGCGGGTGGGTCATGGTCAGCGGTCGGACGGATGTCTACATGGTGAACTACCCCTGGGTCGGCAAAGGCTACGACATTCACGGGGTGGCTGCGCTGTGATCGAAGCTGGGGTGATGACACTCAGGGATTCCGATGGGGCGCTCCTAAACAGGCCCACGGAAGTCTTGTCTGCCGAAGACGCGAGGATGATTCGGGCCGCGGCGAAGGCGCTCAGGAAGCGGCGTTTTCGGATGCTGATTCGGTGCGATGCCTGCTTTGAGGATCATCGAACGCCGGACGGGATGCGCGGAGAAATTACCAGGTCACATATCGCCCTTGAATGTAGGTGCCGGTATCTGACGTTCAACGGGGAGAGTCTATGAGCTACGTTGTCCAACGCACCGTCCGAGGCCGAGACAATCGTGCAGTCGGTTCACCGGCAGGCCGGGAGAATGCCCAGGTTGGGGCCAAACCGATCGTACAGCCGATTGTGACGAGCGAACTTGGCACAGCCGTCAGCGCCACGATTGCTTGGGCGACAAACGTCGCCACGGCCACGGCTACGGCGCACGGGCTGATCATCGGGAACCTGGTACGGATTGCGGGTGCAGACCAGGCGTATTTCAATGGCGATTTCCGCGTGGACTCGAGGGCGGACGCGAACACGTTCACGTATGCGGTGTATGGGTCGGGGTTGGAAGCCTCGGCGACCGGGACCATTACGTGTCGGAAGATCGTATGAAGGTATTTGCCATCTGGCTTGATGGCGGCGGATCCCATGAACCCTCGGAGTTGATGTCGCTGTGGACGACACGTGAACTTGCGGCGACCGAAATCGAGCGTCTCCAGCGAGATGTCTACGTATATGGAGGGCCTCCGGTGCAACGCTTTTGGTTGACTGAAGTGGAAGTGGACAAGCCGTACGACCAAGGCGCTGAGGATACCAGCGGCACCGAACCGTATCCACCGTGGGAATGAGGTAAGACCGATTTTCAGTTTGTGCTAGGCCGGCCAGCCGAACACCCGTAGCCCACGGGCGCACAAACAACAAGGGCAATCAGATCCAGGGCGGTCTGTTCGTCATGACGCGATGTCATGGGAGCAGCCGCCCTTTTTGTTTGTCCTTGTGTTATTCGCGGGCCGTCCAGCGAGAGAGACGGCAGAGAGACAACGACATGAACGGTAGTGGCGACATGACAGCAGCGTTTAGTGAGGCCCTTGAAACGGCCAGTGCTGCGGACGCCTCGCCTGCGTCCACCCCGGAACCTGTATCGACGTCTACGGCTCCTGTTGAGGGAGAGGCGACTGCTGCCGCGATAGTGCAGCCCGCGACAGAGATCCCGGCGCCGGTCCTAGCGACGACGGAGGAGAAGCCCAAAGGTGAGCCGCCAGCGTGGCGGTGGCAAGACATCCTGGAGAATGCGCGGAAGACGACCGCTGAGGAAACGGCGGCGCGTGTCCGACAGGAGATCGAAGCCCAATACGCCGAGGTACGCGACTTCCAGTCGATGACCTCGGAGGAACGTGCCGGACTCAAGTTGTGGCAGCAGGCGATGTCGGGTGATCCCGCCGCGCAGGCGCACATCAGGACTGTAGCCCAAAGCAACCCTGCACTAGCCCAGACGCTTCGTGCGTTTGTCGGTGCGGAGGCACAAGCACAGGCCGTTGACCCGGAACCCCAACCCGATGCCGCGATCCAGTTAGCGGACGGCACGCAAGTGCCGGTGTACACCGCAGACGGGCAGCGGAAGCGGGAGGCATGGCTGCGCAACCAACTCGCGCCCGAGTTGGAGTCACGGTTGATGGAGAAGTTTAAGCCGCTCGCCAATACAGCGGAGAAGCTGCAAGCGATCGAACGCCAGAACGAACTCCGTCAGCAGAGTACGCAATGGGCCGCGACCGTCATCGCGCCCTTGTCAAAGTTGCCGTATTTCGACGAACTCAAGCCGGAACTGGGGAAGGCGCTCACGTCGCTCCCTCCCACGGCGACGGGTGAAGAGATGCAGGCAGCCGTGTACGCAGCCTATACCACGCTCCTGACCGCCAAAACATCGGCACTCACTGAACAGGGCACCACCAAGGCCGTTGCCGCCATTACACAACGCGCTGTGGCGGGGACCACGAATCCGTCCAGTGCCAGCACGGCTACCCCGAAGGTATTCACACCTACGGCGGATGGCTTTGCTGAAGCACTGGCGCACTTTTCGTGACCCGCTGAGGAATTAGACCAATGCCAGATCCGCAGTTCGGGCAGACCGTCGCATCGTCCTGGGAGGCGATCGTCGGGACCAAGCCCGAAGACAACATCTTCGATGAGTACTTCCTGCTCGATCGATTGACGCAAGGCAAAGCCTTCAAGAGCGTCGATGGAGGCCGCACGATCAACGGCCCGATTGAGTATGCCGTCAACACCACATTCCGGTCCTACTCGGACACGGAAGAGTTGGACACGACCCGTATCGACGTGTTCGATGAGTTCGCCTACAACTGGAAAGAGGCGGCCGGCACGGTCGTCATGTCCGAACTCGAGAAGGCGAAGAACCAGGGCAGCGGGAGGAAGTTCGATCTCCTGGCCGCGAAACTCTCCAACCTGCGCAATAGCGCACGGAAGGCCCTGAATGAGCAGTGCTTTTCGGATGGCACTGGCAACAGTTCCAAGGACATCGGCGGGCTTGCGCACATCGTCGCGGCGTCACCCAGCTCGGGCACGGTCGGCGGCATCAACCGCGGTTCGTTCTCGTTCTGGCGC